TGCTCCAGGCACCTAACAGGGCGCTCAAGGACCACCTCATGACCGGAAACACGCAGTGCCTCCGCAGGGAAGCCGGAAATCACACGATGGCTATCGCGAGCCTCAAGGAACAACAATGCATTGTCGCCGTCGACGAGAGAGTCGTACTTGACACCAAACGACTCGGTCACAGCGGCGATAACAGCTAGCATGATGATGGTGTTCCCCATGCCAGTGTTGAAGTCCCCAGACGCCCTCCCACCGTCCCTAGAAAACCGGACACCCCCCGCAGTCACACCCTGGTTTCGCAACTGATACCTCAAGAGCTTCATAAGATCGCCATCGGACCTATAGGCAGCTCCGTAGATGGTTTGCTCCATCTGCAGTTGCCACGTGTCACAGTGGGCCTCGAAGGCCTTGCCATCTACCTCAAAGACGACGCACTGTTGGAAAGCGCCAAACTTCCTCCTGATCAGATTCGAACGTTGACGCCCGTTCAAACCTTTCGCCACAACCCTCGATCTCGCCACACCGGAGTTCCCAACTGATTTAAGGTTTCCCCAAAACCAGTGCTCAAAGGGTTTCAGCCAAGACGCGAGCGCCAAATTATACCGGGGATCACGTGGAAAGATCATCCGCGGCTTCGAGAATTTGGCTAACGCATTGAATTTCTCGGCTTTCAAGAACGCCCTCAGGAAGACATCTCGAGCAGTTATCGGCCCATCTTCCCTCAACGAACGCTCCGCCTCCAGGTACTTACGGCCCATGGCACCCTTATAAGAAAGGGCCGTGTCGAGGTAGGACCACTTATCCCCGCAATATCGTCTCGCCACCATCCGCAGTCTCTTAAACTGCTGGAGGACAGGTGCTCTGCAAGACTCATCCGAGGTGGGTGTAGGTCCTAGAGATCGCTTTAACAAGGCGCAGATCTCGTTGTGAACACAGTTGGCGTGCACCATTGGTATCCAGCACCCTCCCACAGGGCCCGGGCACGCCGTGTACATCTTTCTCGTCCGCTTCGGATCACACCCCACGTCGCCTTTACACTTTAGTCGGGCGTCCGGCCTTAGCTCGGTTTTACCCCACCGGTCAACGCCGGTGCAAACGCCGTAAAAGCAACGTGGGGGGTCCTAAGCGGACTTTTTCCTCCACCAACGCACCACCCCTTGGCGCCCGCTTTCGACACTGGTCTCTCCCGCCCCCTCTGATAAGAGCCTCGAGGCAACCTGCTGCGGAATGGTAGGCACACAGGACAAGGCAATTGAGACAGGCAGCCCGAGAGCCGCCACGTCATCACAGAGGTAGCGCTTCTTAACCCACTCCTGCGCCCTGAGCCTCAAAGAAGAAAAAAGCTCGGGCGTGCGTTCACGCTCAAAGGAGTAGGTGGAGAGCAAGCAGATGAGCTCGGGGAACACCAACACCTCGGTGTCAGCTATGGCCAAGCGTAGGAACGGTGTCATTGGTACCTTGACATCGTCCTTAATCTCATCTGTTTCCAGTGCACGGGTTCTTGAGTGTCCCCCGCCCAGGAACTTCGCACCGCCGGCAAATAGTTTTGCCAACACCCGGGTGCAATCGGGGTAATCCGAAAGGGAGAGGTCTGGTGTCCACCGTCCCTTAAGGAACCCACCCAACACACCCGGGGGAAGGCCGAACTCAGAGGTCAACCTCTGAGCCCAACGTACCCGCCGCCGGAGCCTGGCGTTTCCATCCGCCTCAGGGGAATCTCTGACCCCTGGTCGCCCTTTTTGGCAAAAAGCTTTCTCAAGGCTTTCCACCGCAGTATGGGGCGTGACCCCAACAAACTCCCCAGGGGCAGGCGAACCCTGGGGGGCAGTTTTACCAACGCTCAAGGTGTTTAAACCCGCAAGCTGTGGCCCCGATTTGACACGGGGGGAGAAGAACCCCTCCCTCAGGCGTGCGAAAGACCTTACAGCAGGACCCTCCAGCCGCCGCATCATGCAATCCGCCTGAACACCACACGAGTGCAATGGATCAGGATTCATGCAATCAACCTTGGCAGGCACGATCCAACCTCCGGTCTTCTCTAGAACACGAAGGGGGCGGAGCCACATGTTGGTTGTGGTATGACGATCCGAGGGTACGACACTCGGCGGAGTTACCTCACCAGGCAGCGTCACCATGCCCACGGATTCGGCTTCGACCGGGAGGGTAACCGCAGTCCTCTTCCCCCACAAGATCTTGCCTAGCGGTAGGGGATTTGGAACATGATGTGGCTCCTCGCGCGGGATAAACGTCGAAGTTTCCTCCACAGGCAACCGGTGTAAGGCCGCCAAGAGGGGGTGTCTCGTCACAAACACCCTTTTTGCCTCCTTCCTCTCATGCTGCCGGGCACAAGAGGGAGGGCTGGTTACCTCACAATCCTC